TGCTGTTGCTTTTTACTGAAAGCTGCTACTAACGATTCATAAATCTACCCTTAATCGTGTATTGAATGATAGTTGCGGATTTTAGGGTTTTTACATCGGATTTTGCTGATTTTGGTTCACTAACATAGGACCCGTGTCGCGGCCTGTAAACGATATATTGATATTGCGAGCATAGTCTCCGTTCTTTTCCGTCATTTCGTCAACGTGTAGCTTCACGCGGAACGTCTTTTTCCCATATTCGTCGCCTTTATCAAGAGTCCTTATCTCTGCCCAGGCACCTTTTACGGGCTGTTTGTTGTCCCAAGTGCTTAGTTCGTGCTTCTTGTATTCGGGTTGCCATTGCTCCTTCCATCCCCACACCGAACCGCCGACCTGCTCTATCTCGTAACGACCGTCGTACATGTCGTCAGCAGGGGCATTGTAGACGAGAAAACTGATAGTGTAGTAGTCGGTCTTGTAATTGCCCACCTGCGGGTCGCTTTGAAGTCCGAACGATCCCGTACCGCTATTGTTATGGGAATAAGACAACTGATGCACAGGCTTCACTTTGAGAAGTTTTGAAAAAGCCGACTCCACCGGCACATACTCCGGTTCCTCGTTGTCGTCGCTGCTGCAACTGCTCACACTCACACATGCTGTCGTCATCATCGTCAACAGCAGCATCATTCTAAATATTTTCTTCATACATTAATATTTTTATACGTTAGTACTTTCGTAGGTTTCTGATTTTGAAATAATAGATGTAGGGTCGGTCGTAGGCTATTCTTCGGGCAGCAGCACTACACCAACACGGACCTTTACGCCACAATGAGGGCAGAAGGTGGAGGTATTGACTATTTGCTGTGCGTCGGGGAGCTGAATAGCGGCATTTTTAATGCCGTGAGTTTCCGTATCTGTTGAATCGGAATCTTTTTCCCCCTCTTTCTCTTTGTTGAATAAAAGAACTTTTTCCTTAGCATCGTCCGAATCACCTATTGGATAGAATAAATCAGTGATGTCGCAATCCAGTTTCTCGCAAAGGTCTTCCAAACGTTTTATTGTAGGGTTGCCTTTGATGTAATTCTGAATGATGTTCTGCGTCTTTAGGTCGAACTTCTGACAGAAAGACGTAATGGTGTAACCGCGCTCTGTTATGGCGCGACGGATGTCGATTTTTGTTCTCATGTATATATACGTGTTGTTTTGATTGCAAAATTAATACATATATTTGTATTTTGCAAATTGTTTCAAGAATAATTATTACGTATATTTATTTTGTTTTGAAATAGTATAGTTTTATCAGTTTACAGTGTTTTTTATGTATTATTGGTAAAAAAGAGGAATATATAATCTTTTATCCTGTCTAAATTATTTCTTTTTCCCCTGTAAATAGTTAATTATCAATATTTTAGATTACATACCAACCTATAAAAGCTATCCCAAGAGGGACACCTAAATAATTGATAATTAGAGCAATCATATCCATCAATCTCGCCTTGCAACTTCGATTCACAAGCGAGACCCCCGCCGCACTGAGGAGCCTCGTGGTGTGCCCGCCTTGGTGCTCGGCTGGATATATGCCACCGAGGACTCCACCACCACACCACCGAGGACTCCACCATCACACCACAGAGGACACCGACACCACACCACCGAGGACACCGACACCACACCACCGAGGACTCCACCACCACACCACCGAGGACACCGACACCACACCACCGAGGACACCGACACCACACCACCGAGGACACCGACACACCACCGAGGACACCACCACACCACACCGAGGACACCACCACACCACCGAGGACACCGACACCACACCACCGAGGACTCCACCATCACACCACCGAGGACACCGACACCACACCACCGAGGACACCGACACCACACCACCGAGGACACCGACACCACACCACCGAGGACTCCGACACCACACCACCGAGGACTCCACCATCACACCGCCGAGGACACCACCACCACACCGCCGAGGACACCACCACCACACCACCGAGGACACCGACACACCACCGAGGACACCGACACCACACCACCGAGGACTCCACCACCACACCACCGAGGACACCGACACCGCCCGCGTATATATAATAAGGTATATAATTACATACATTTGTAAATAAATGTAAACAAATTACATATATTTGTTTCAGTAGGTTAAAACAAATGTATTTGATAAATTTTTAATCGAAAAAATTGGCGATACCAAATTTATATAATACCTTTGCAAGCGTAAATAAGAAACAAATAAAATACTTTACAGATTATGAACAAAAAGCAAACATCTATTTTGATCGCTTTGGCAGCCATCGCGATCAACAACAAAGAAGGATTTACCGTAAATGCTGCGACATTGCAACCAGTTACAACGGGGTACGCTGTAGCCGTTGCAAACACACAAAATTCGTTCGGACTCGAAGGCCTTGCGAACGTTATAAAATACGTTGACGAACACCCAGAAATAAATGCTTTTGGCGGTTGGTACAATAGCGAAAATAAAATGTATTATTTTGATGCTACTGTAATAGTAGAGGATTTAGCGGCCGCTATTGAGCTCGGACGTATGCACAAACAAATTGCAATTTATGATCTTACAAATAAATTGCCTATTGAATTATAAATAATAATTAAGGACCGGCGGCGCCGGTCCCTAAACAATAAAAAAATACTTATATTATGATATATAATAAAGAAATAAACGGCGTTAAATTTTCGTTAGTCTGCGAATCGTGGAGAACTCGAAACAGTTGGGGACATGAGGTTTTTTTATATAAAAACGACATTTTTAAAGTAGGTAGTACAAGGATTCGTTATTATAATAGAACTTGGGAAAGTTACGAATACCAAAGCGCAATAAAAAACGTTATATATGATGCCATTCAGGAAATTAAAGCGGTTGCAAAAAAAGCGTTTTTAACTTTGCATAACTACAAAATTTTGACGAAAAAACGCGCCGCCGAATTTACCGAATATCTTGCAAAGGATTTAGAATATAATACATATAATGAACTTTTTGAAATGTTCTAACTGTTTGACGTGCTGCGAATTTGCAGCACGTTTTTTTTTCTTGTACGTGCTTGGATGCTCTTG